TTTTGGTAGACAGACATGAAACAAAAGAAACTAGAAAAAGGCTCCGTGTGGGAAAAAGCTGACGCAAACGGTGATGGTGTAGTTACAGATCAAGAGATGGCTATGCGAGAGCGTATGGTTCTTTTGGAAAACAGAGATAAGAAAGAAGATCAACAAAGATATCTAGTATGGTTTTCGGCACTGACAGTAACAGTATTTATTGTTGTATTAATGACACCGTTAATAGACATGGAGCGTATAGATCACTTGTCTGGCATCGCTGAAATATGGATACTTAGTAACATGGGTATTATTGGTAGTTTCATAGGGTTTAATCAGCTTGCAAGAAGAGGAGCCAAAGATGACGGAAAGAGCTAAGAAAGTAATTAAAAAAGTAGCAAGTAAGCTAACCAAGGCAAGCAAAGCTCACGCAGGTCAGGCTAAAGCCTTGTCAGCTATAAAGCTGAAGAAAGGTGGTAAAACAAAGTCTCGTGTTAATGAGGCAGGAAACTACACCAAGCCAGAGATGAGAAAGCGTTTATTTAACAAGATCAAGGCAGGTTCTAAGGGGGGCAAACCAGGTCAATGGTCAGCACGAAAGGCACAGTTACTAGCATCTGAGTACAAGAAAAAGGGTGGTGGCTATCGCTAAAGACCCTAAAACAGGAACAGGAAAGAAACCGAAAGGTTCTGGAAGGAGGTTATATACCGATGAAAACCCCAAAGATACAGTCTCTATTAAATTTGCCACTGTGGCAGATGCCCAAGCAACTGCTCGTAAGGTTAAAAGAATTAATAAGCCGTTTGCTAGGAAAATCCAAATCCTCACCGTCCTCGAACAAAGAGCCAAAGTTGCAGGTAAAAACAAGCAAGCCCAAATCGCAAAAAAAGCCAAAGAAGACATCAGAGCCAAACACAAAACCAAAACGAGGAAGACCTAAAAAAGATGCCACTAAAAAAGTCACAAAAAAGTCTTAAGAACTGGTCTAAACAAAAATGGCGTACAAAGAGTGGTAAGCCTAGTTCTAAGACAGGTGAACGCTATTTACCTGAGAAAGCTATAAAGGCACTATCTCCACAGGAATATGCAGCTACAACACGAGCTAAACGTAAGGGTACAAAGGCAGGTAAACAGTTTGTCAAGCAACCCAAGAGGATAGCTAAGAAAACAAGGAAATATAGATGACAGTTATACAAAGTCTGATAGCACCTGTCACAGGGTTGCTAGATAAGTTTATTGAAGACAAGGATCAAAAGGCAGCTCTCGCCCATGAGATAGCCACTATGAGCCAGAAACACGCTCAGGAACTAAGTCTTGCCCAGATAGAGGTTAACAAGGCTGAAGCACAGTCAGGGTCATTGTTTAAGGGTGGTTGGAGACCTGCAGTTGGGTGGGTCTGTGCGATTGCGTTCCTATACCATTTTCTCCTAAAGGACATAATTATGTTTGTCTGTGCCTTCGCAGGTGTGGATATACCTGATTTACCAGAGTTTGACATGAGTACATTGCTTACAGTTTTAGGTGGTATGCTTGGGATTGGTGGACTCCGTACATATGAAAAGCAGAAAGGATTAACAAAATGAAATGTTGGCATTGTGACACAGACTTAATATGGGGTGGTGATCATGATATCGAAGATAGTGATGACTTCTCAATGGTTACAAACCTTTCTTGTCCAAGCTGTGACTGCTATGTGGAAGTATTTCTTCCCAAAGATAAAGAGTTCTTCAAAGAACTGAATGAATCAGAACTCGTCAACTAGCTGTGAAATTTGTGGTCATGACATGGAGAACGTAGATGGAAGTTTACGTTGTAAATACTGTCAATACTTTTATGATATGCACAAGGAATGGATAGATTTTGTTCGCAAGAAATCAAATATAAAGGAGGAAGACGATGAAAGATAATTTTGATGAATGCCTTAAAATGCTGCTCCATCACGAGGGAGGCTATGTAAATCATCCTAAAGACCCTGGTGGTGAAACTAATTTAGGAGTTACCAAAAGAGTATATGAAAAATGGGGTGGTACGAAGGACATGAAAGACCTCACGGTTGAGGATGTTGCTCCTATATACAAGAAAGAATACTGGGATCGCTGTAAATGTGATGACCTAGAATCAGGTGTAGACTGGGCAGTCTTTGATTGGGCTGTGAATAGTGGCACTGGCAGAGCAGCCAAAGCTATACAAAAGATATGTGGTGCAGCACAAGATGGAGCCATAGGACCGAAGACATTGGCATTGATAGGCACACAGAATACACAGTATGTCATAGAGGAGTTTGGCAAGATACGACAAGACTTCTATGAATCTTTGAAAACATTTGATACATTTGGTAAAGGTTGGACAAGACGTAACAAGGAAACCACTGCAAAAGCCTTGGAGATGATAGAGGACGATGACGACTAAGAAGAAAGACCCACGATTAGCCAGAGCAGGTGTAACAGGATATAACAAGCCTAAGAGAACACCTAGTCATCCAAAGAAGTCACACATTGTTGTGGCTAAAGAGGGAGACAAGATCAAGACTATACGGTTTGGTCAGCAAGGTAAGAAAGTGGGTACAGTCAGTGGTACAGCAGGCAAGCCAAAAGCAGGCGAATCAAGGCGTATGAAGATGAAACGTAAGAGTTTCAAGGCAAGACACGCTAAAAACATAGCTAAGGGCAAGATGTCAGCAGCCTATTGGGCTGACAAGGTTAAGTGGTAGAATCGTCTATAGCTTCGGCTGTAGCTCCTGCGTAACCTGCAATATCAATCCAAGTATCTTCGTGGTGCATATCTTCCTTTGATCTAGCTATTTTAGCTAACATAAACAAGACACCAACATCATACACAGATATGTCTTTTTCAAGATGGCATGACCATAGCTTTGCTATACGACTAAAGTTTTGATAAGGCGTACCATAGCTATTGCCACGCTTGCCTACGATAGACTGTGCTTTGCCAATGATTTCTTCTTTCTTTGTTTGCTTCATGATGATTTCCTTTTATAAATTTTTATTTGATGTATATAGGTAAACGATATATTATACAGATTTAATTAGGTTATGGAATAAGGAATAACTATATGGTTCTCCCATTATTATTTGGATTAGCAGGTTCAGCTTTAGGTGGAGCAGGATTAGCAGGTGGCTTAGGTGCATTAACAGCAGGTGCTATAGGATCAGGATTAGGGAGATTTGCAGAGACAGGTGATTTAGGTAAAGGTATAGAGACAGGGTTAACATCTTTCCTTGGAGGTAAGGCTTTAGGTGCTTTAGGTAAAGGATTAGACATTGAGCCTTTAGCTAAAGCAGGAGAGTTGGGGAAAACAGCACCTGCCGTTCAAACCGTTTCTCCAACCATAACTGGTCTAGGTACATTAACAAATCCTGCTGTATTAGGTCAGGCTGCTATAGGTCAAGCATCAGCAATGTCACCACCTGAACCACCACCAGTTGCTCCTGTAGACTTTGAGAACAGACAGGCAGGAGTTCCAGACCGTATTACACGAAGACCACCAAAGGGATATAGACCAGGATATGACGCAGAGTTTGATTACGGTGTATCACCTAATTTTGGTGTTGGCTTGATGAACCCAAATGATCCAAGATATATGGCTATGGGTGGTTTAGTTGGATTACTAAGTAACAAACAATTCACAGACTTTCTTGGTGAAATGGGTAGATCAGGTAAAGGCTTTGGTGTTCTTGGTGCTTTGGATACGCCTCAAGCTCAGGCTGAATACAATCAAATGATGACAGGTGAATACAGTCCTCAGCCACAACCAATGTCAGGTGGTGGTGAATTGAAAGAAATACCAGAAGATAACGCAGGGCTAAAGGCTCTAGCCAAGGAAAAACCAAGTGTAGTGGAAAACATGGGATTTAAGGCTATGCAAGAAGGTGGAGCTGTAGAAGGTGATATGGAGGCTAATATGGTCATAGATGAGGCTGTAAAGGCTATACAAGGCGTGTCAGACACCCCTGAAGTAGCTTTGGGTGCATTTGTAGCCAAATATGGTGAAGAGGCGTTAGAAGACCTTATAGAGCGTGTTACCAAAGGTGAGATGGATGAGAGAGAAGACAACATGATAGAGGGTGAAGGCGATGGTATGGATGATAAAGTGCCTGCTACACTCGAAGGAGAGCAAGATGTCATGTTAAGTGATGGTGAGTTTGTTGTTCCTGCTGATGTCGTTAGTGGCATAGGCAACGGTTCATCTGATGCAGGAGCTAGAGAATTAGAAGAAATGATGACACGAGTTAGAAGACTTCGTACAGGCAAGACGGAGCAGCCAGAGCAAGTACCACAGGAAATGATGTTACCTGCATGATGTTTAGTGCTGTACCTAGACAAGTCATAGACATTGTTTGGGATGACGTAGTAAAGATTTTAGAACCTGCTGTCAAAACGGCAAAAGGTAAGTTAAGTGTAAAAGACGTTTACGATTATATTAGTGAAGGTTTTTATGAGTTATGGGTTGTTATGGATGGTAAAAAAATGATAGCTGTTATAACAACTCGTGTAATTGAGTACCCAGAACGTAGAGCATTGGCTATGGATTTTATTGGTGGAACACGAATGAAAGAATGGTTGCCAGAGGCTCAACGCACCATAGAAAAGTTTGCAAGAGATAATAATTGTCTACACCTAGAGGGTTATGGCAGAAGAGCATGGAAGAGATGGCTTAACAAATACGGTTGGAAACCAGATTATATAGCGTATAGGATGGAATTAAATGGGTAGTAAAGGATCAGCACCAGTAGAAACAAAGAGAGAGGTTGTACAAACTAACCTCCCTGACTTCATAAGACCTTATTTTGAAAGGCTTGTGCAGAGAACAGAAGCCGAATCACAAAGAGATTACGAGCCATATGGTGGTCAGAGACTTGCTGATCCATCACAAGACTTACTAACATCAGAGCAACAGGTAAGAGACATAGTAGGTGCAGGTCTACCTGGTTTAGACAAAGCTATGGGCAGAGTAGAGCAGTCGTTAGACTTTCAGCCACGCCAGTTTACAGGTGAAGAAGTAGACAAATATATGTCTCCGTATATGGATGCTGTTGTTGCACGACAAAAAGAGGGTGCAACTGAGGATTATCTGGCATCCTTACCGAAGGGGGCAGCGCAGGCTATATCAGCAGGAGCCTTTGGTGGCTCTAGGCAAGGCGTACAACAAGGTATAGCACAAAGTAAATATCTGGATAGATTGGCAGATATAGAGGCTACAGGTAGACAGAAAGCATTTGATCAAGCTGCCAGTGCGTTTCAAGCTGATAGAGCTGCCGATGTTGATGCACAACGTCTTGGTTTAGGTGCAGCAGGACAACTAGCAGGATTGGCTACACGAGCTAGGGCAGGTGATATTGAGGCAGCGAGACTTATGGAATCAATAGGTAAGGCACAAATGGCTAGAGATCAGGCATCACTAGACATGGGATATCAGGACTTCCTAAGACAGCAAGGTTATCCTGCCGAAAAACTAGGACTATTCTCTTCTATTTTAAGAGGTATACCGATACAGCCATCCAGAACGGCTGTGCAATATCAAGCTACTAACCCACTAAAAGACATAATAGGAACTGGTATATCAGCTCTTGGTGCGTACAAAGGAATGGGTTACTAATGCTTGATGTTTTAGAGGTACAAGACAAACTCAAGAACTTCTCTCAAGAGCAACTTCTTAGAGAAATGCAGATGCCAACTGGCAGTGTGCCACAGTTCCTTGTTCTTTCAGAGTTAAACAGAAGACGCACCATGTCTCAGGACATGGAAAAGCAGAAGATGGCTGATCAACCTACAGTAAAAGAAGAAGTCGTGGCAGCCTCTGGTATGCCCATGCCAGAAACATCTATGTTGGCACAGCAAATGGCTCCACAAACGTCTATGTCAGAGAATACAGGCATAGCTGCCATGATGCCAAAAGAATTACCAAGTGAAGAAGAGCCTATGAAGATGAGTTTTGGTGGTCTACTTATGGGTTCAAGAATGCTTAATGAAATGGCAGCACCGTTAGCAAGCAGGATTACTCCAAGACCAGGATTAGGAACTAGACAAGTCACTGACATGGAATATCGTCCTCTTCCTAATGAGAGATTAAATTTACCACAGATCGCTAGACAAGGCTACAGTGGAGGTTTAGGTGGTTTAGGTTCAGATATAATGAGTAGAGTTAGTGACAAAAGCAGGGGTGATGTAGACAACTTTTTAGGTGAAGTAGAGGGCATGGCAGAGGAAAGATTTGATATAGACCTAGCCCCACAGCAAAGACAGATAGGAATAGGTGGTAAAGGTCAGCTAACACGAAGAGCTATGCCTGCCATGCCATTTGCCATGAATGAAGGTGGTCCTATTAAGGCTCAAGGTGGTATGTTTGCTGATATAAGTGGTGCTATAGGAAGTGCTGATGCTCCTAGTTTTTCAATGCCTCCTGCATTTGCCAGTATATACAATTATGCCAAGACTGTACTTGGATTAGATGACGAGTTAGCCAGAGATGTTGCTAATAAGACAATAGAACAAGGAAACATAGATAAATCACAGCTTGGTATGTTCTCAGCTAAACCATTTGGGAGTGTAGAAGAAAGGCTATCTGGAGATGATAGATTGGCACAAAGAAAAGCCTTAGATACGTTTACAGGTGGTGCAGAAATGAATAGGCTTGTTGATCAACTTAGTAAACCACAAGCACAAGATGGCAAGACAGAGGTACAAGATGTCGAGGGTGTCGCTGATTTAGATTTAACACAAGTTAATCCTCTTTTTTCAGCAAAGCCTTTTGGCACAGTAGATCAAAGAATGTCTGGTGTTAATAACGCTCTTGCACAGAGAAAAGCATTGGATAACTTTACAGGTGGCGCAGAGATGAGCGATTTAGTAAATCGGCTAGGTAAATCTCAAAAAGTATTACCAGAAAATCCATATGCTGATGACATAAAACAAATGACTGATATGGGTGTTGGCAGTAGTGTTGCGTCTATGGATAAGGGTTTTAAGGCTGTTGGTGATTATCTCATGGAAGATAAATTTGCAGATGTAAGACAAGCTGAGGATGCTGAAAGAACTAGAAAAGCTCTTGAAGTATTTAGTGGTGGCAAAGAGATGGATGATCTCGTTAACAGAATGCAAAACGAAGAGAAAATGAAAGAAGCATTCAGATTTGGAAGAGGTTCTCCTTTTAAGGCAGAAGAAGCTGAAAGAACTAAGCAAGCATTTGAAAACTTCACTGGTGGTGAAGAGATGGACAAGCTCGTTGATAAAATGCAGACAGACAAGACAAAGAAGACTGATTCTGACAGTGCAGGAGCATTAGGTGGTTTTGGAGCAACGAGTGGTGCATTATCAGAGTTAGAAGCAGAGATAGACAAGCTAAGAGCCGATAGAAAGAAAGGCAGAGAGTCAGACAAGTGGTTTGCTCTTGCTGAAGTTGGTCTAGGTATGTTGGCATCTCAAAGTCCTACGTTAGCAGGTGCATTAGGTGAAGGTGGGCTGAGAGGTCTAAAGAGCTTCAGAGAAGGCAAGAAAGAGTATGACAAGGATATGCTTAGTTATCTCACAACCAAGGCAAGTATACAGAAGACCAGAGGTGAGTTAGGTCTTAAATCACAGCTATACAAGAAACAGATAGAGGCTTTGAAGAATAAAGGTGCATCAGGAACTTATGGCATAAAAGAAGCTAAAGATGATTTAAACAACACAAATCAGCGTATAGCTAAACTTCTTGAATTATCTACAGACCCTCAAAGACAAATTGGCTCTGACTCTGAGTCTAAAGCAGAGATTGATAGACAGCTTAAAAATTTACTCGCAGAAAAAGCAGCAGCAGAAGTTTATCTAAGAAGTATAGGAGCAAATGTGCCTTTTAGTTTTACAGGAAATCAAACCACCGTACCCAACTTGGCTGATGAGTAAAAATGGGCGTTATAGTTGTCCAAGACCCACAAACTGGCACACCATATCAAGTTCAAATATCTGGTGATACACCCACCGATACTGAACGACAAAGAATACTTGAGTACATAAATCAACAAAGACAGCCAGTACAAGCACCTGTAGAACCAACTGATGATAAGTCAGGTACTGCGTTAGGTCGTGGTGCTAGTGTTGGTATAGATGTGCTGCAGCAGATGTATGGTAGTGCATTGGAAGGTGTTGGTAAGGTTACTGGCATAGAAGGTCTTCGAGACTATGGTGCGTCTGTTGTCGAGGCAAATCAAGAACAGATAGAAGAAAAACAAAAGGCTTTTACACAAAGGCAAGATGTAGGTAGCGTTGGTGATGCCTTTAGTTTCTATGGTGAAACGCTAGGTCAGAACTTACCACAGCTAGGTACATCCATAGGTGCAGGATTGGCTACACAGGCTCTCCTTCCATTTGCACCAGGGGTTGGGTTTCTTGTTGGTGCATTGGCATCTAACATACCTTTCTTCTACGGCTCACACAGAGAGAGACAAAAGGAAGCCATAGAGCAAGGCAAGAGAACAGAGTTAGACGAAGGTACAGCCTTTATGTACTCTCTCCCTGCTGCTGCCTTGGACACAGTTGTTGATAAATTCTTGGTGGGTCTTAAACCATTAGGTCTAGGCATAAACAAGGGAGCATTGGCTCCATCTGTGGGTGGATTGTTTACTCGTACAGCCAAGGGAGCCACGGCAGGTGCTGCAACGGAGATACCTACAGAGATAGGTCAACAGCTTATAGAACGCTATCAAGCAGGGCTACCCATAGATGATGACGATGCTATCAAGGAATACATTGATGTAGCTATAGCAGCAGGTCTTGTTGGTGGTACAGTCAGAGGTACAACCAATGCCTTGACAGGTAAAGGTAAGGCAGCTCTAGCAAAAGAAGAGTTAGACAAGGATATACAAGCTGAAGGTCTTCAAGCTGAGGAGATGGCTA